GAGTTCAGACGTGTGCTCTTCCGATCTTCAAGAAGACAAAAAAGAAAAAATGTCTAGCCAAAAACCAGCTAGCAAGCCTATGAAACATAACCCAGAGGCTAAAGAAGTTACAAATACAAACCTTTACAGTCAAGGTGGTAATTTTAATACTACTAAAGACAGAGTATTTAATAAAATGTTCAAATAATAAAAATATATTTAAATTAAACTAAAATGAAAAAAACAAATTTAAGAACTATTACTGGCGGTGGGTCAGTAGACAGCATTACCACGTCATACGAAGGGCAGTACCTCGGTCAAATCATCTCGGCAGCTTTGCTATCTGGAGACACTATCGACAAAGGCGGTATTACAGTTAAACCAAACGTAAAGTACAAAGAAGTAGTAAAGAAATTAGACACTACAGGAATTGTTACAGACGCAACTTGCGACTTTACAGTAACAGCTGACCAGATTACACTATCTGAAAGAATTTTACAAGTAGACCCTTTTCAAGTTAATTTACAGATTTGTAAAAAAGACTTTTTAAGCGACTATTTAGCTTTAGAAATGGGTAACAGTGCATACACTAACTTGCCTACTAGCTTTGCTGATTATATTATGGCTCACGTAGTAGCTAAAGTAGCTGAAAAAACAGAGCAAAATATCTGGGGTGGACTAGTAGCAAACGCTGGCGAATTCAATGGTATTACAGTACAAGCTTTAGCAGATGCAAACGTTAACGACGTTGCTGGAGTTACAGCTACAGCTTTTACAGCTGACAACATTATAAACGAGCTAGGTAAAGTAGTAGACGCTATACCAGCGGCAGTATACGGTAAAGAGGATTTACACTTATACCTACCGACTGGAGCGTTTCAAAAATACGTAAGAGCTTTAGGCGGTTTCGGTGCTATCACTGGAGCTGGCGGCGGTGCTAACGGTGTAGATAATAAAGGTTCTTTATGGTATGACAACGGAGGTTTAAACTTCGAGGGTATCAAAGTATTTAAAGCGCCTGGTATGCCAGCAGATCATATCGTAGCGGCTGAAAAAAGCAACCTATTTTTTGGTACAGCTTTATTAAACGATATGGGAGAGACTTCGGCTAAACTTTTAGATATGGCAGATTTAGACGGCTCAGACAACGTGAGAATTGTATTACGTTTCCAAGCTGGTGTAACTTACGGAGTATCACAAGACTTAACGCTATACACTTTAGCATAGTAAGTAAATAAATTCACAAAATTAGGGGTAGGTGGTTCAAAGCCTACCGCCCCTTTTTTTTTAACTTTTAAAACATAAACACAATGAGTTGTAATTCACTAAGTATAGGGCGTACATTGCCTTGCACAAGCTCAGTAGGTGGCATAAAAAGATTTTATGTAACAGAATGGGGTACTTTAGGTACTTTGTCTGTTAGTTCTACCACTGGCGAGCTGACTGCTATAAGCGGTACACCTACTTTTTATCAGTACGACGTAGAGGGGTCTAACGGTTTAGAGCAAGCTATAACGGCAAGTGCTGAAAATGGGAGTATTTTCTACGACCAGACATTAACAGTAACATTAAAAAAATTAGACGCAGCTACACAGTTTGAGCTTCAAGACTTACTAAAAGCTAGAACCCACATTATTATAGAAGACTATAACGGTAACTACTTCTTAATGGGCGCAACCAACGGAGTGCAAAGCTCTGGCGGTAGTATTTCTACTGGGCAAGCTTATGGCGATTTATCTGGTTTTTCTGGATTAACTTTTAACGCACAAGAAGTTTTACCAGCATTTTTCGTAGATCAAACCATTATCCAAAACGGTACTATTGGTACACAAATTGAGCCAGCATAATAAGGGGTTATTATAGGTAGATGCAAAGGCTAAGAAGAGGGCGCAGAGATGCGCTCTTTTTTTATGCAAAAAACTAAATTATAGCGTTATATATATATGAAAGTATTAAAGCCGACAACGGACGAGCAAACATTTTATTTTATACCTAGAAAGTATGACATAACCGATACGATCAATTTTAGAGACGACCAGACTAACGAGGTAATTATATACACCCCTACAATGGTTAAAGAAAACGACTTTATTAAAGTTACTGGCGTTTTTGATTTAAGAGAGGGGCATTTTTACGACCTAACAATAGGCAGTAACTATGATATATGGAATGAAAATGACGACTTTTGGAATTTATCTAACGACTCGTGGGATGAGGAGAAAAGGGTAGTTTATTTTGCTATAGATAAAGTATTTTGTACCGCACAAGTTATAGACCAAAACGGACAAAGGGAGTACAACATAAACGAGGGGCAGTTTAAAACAGACAACGGCTTTAGCAATGATTATATAGTATTATGAAAAAAACAAATAAAAAACCTAACACTACGAAAGGCGGTTTAAAATTTATAAACCTAAACACGTATACGTCCCCTGAAATTATAGAAGACAAAAACCAAGAATTTGTTAGCTACGGCTCTGATAATGATTATTTTGGCTACCTTAATGATCTTTTTAATGGTTCGCCAACGAATTCGGCGGCTATTAATGGTATTTCACAGCTTATAGCTGGTAGAGGTTTAGACGCTTTAGATAGCTCAAAAAACCCTAACGGTTACGCTGTAATGAAAAAACTATTTACAGACGAATGCTTAAGTCGTATTTCTATAGATTTAAAATTATTCGGACAATGTAGTTTGCAAGTTATTTATAACGAAGACCGTACACAAATAGTACAAGTTGAGCATTTCCCAATAGAAACGTTAAGAGCTGAACGCTGCAACGCAGATGGCGACATAGAAGCTTACTATTATAGTAGTGACTGGTCGGACGTTAGAGACGTTGAAAGTTTAAAGCGAATACCGTCTTTTGGAATGTCTACCGCTGACATAGAAATATTATACATAAAACCTTATAAACCAGGCTTTTACTACTATAGTCCTGTCGACTACCAGGGGGCAACGCAATACGTTGAGATGGAAACCGAAATAAGCAATTTCCACTTAAATTCTCTTTTAAATGGTATGTCGCCCAGTTTATTAATGAATATGAATTCGGGCATACCAGACGAAGAGACACAGCGAGAAATAGAACAAAAAATTTATCAAAAATATACAGGCACGTCTAATAGTGGTCGTATAATTTTAGCCTTTAATAATGGAGCCGAAGAGCAAGCCTCTGTAGAAACTATACAACTTTCAGACGCACACCAACAATACCAGTTTTTAAGTAGTGAGAGTGGCGCTAAAATTTTAATAGGCCATAGAGTGACCTCGCCTTTACTTTTAGGTATTAAAGGAGACGGCAACGGTTTTTCGAGTAATGCAGACGAATTAAAAAACAGCTCGATATTATTTGATAATACCGTAATTAGACCGTTTCAAGACCTTATTATAAAAGCCTTTGATAGTATACTAGCTTACAACGATGTTAGCTTAAAACTATATATAAAGACCTTACAGCCGCTAGAATTTATAGACTTAGAAAATGCAAACAGTAAAGAAGAGGTCGAAGAGCAAACAGGACAAAAAAGAGACTTTAGCGACGACAGGCCAAATCTTACGGACGAAATAGCTACGGCTGTATTAGACCGTTTAAATACTGTAGGCGAAGACGAAGACTTAGAAAACTGGGACTTAATAGACGCTAGGCCAGCAAACGACTACGACACAGATTTAAGAAATGGTTTAAATTTAGCTAGTGTAGTTAAAAGCACGCCTAGTCAAACAAGCGATCAAGACACTTTAATCTTAAAGGTGCGCTATGCTTATATGGGTAATAATAACCCAGAGCGAGAATTTTGCAAAAAAATGTTTAATAACAAAATATACAGAGTAGAAGACCTAGACAGCGATAATCCAAATTATAACGGTAACGCCGACGGAGCAAACGCTGGCTTTGGTATCGACGGAGCAGCGGACTATAATATTTTTCTTTTTAAGGGCGGTCCGAGATGTAAACATTATTTCGAACGTAGAACGTATTTAAGAAAAAACAACAAAAAAATTACAGTAACAGAGGCAATTAAAAAAATAAACGAGTTAGACCCTAGCTTACGTAAAGAGGCTAGAATAATTAAAAACCCTAAAGAGGTGGCGATGTATCCTAACAATATGCCTAATAACGGATTTTACAACTAAAAATATGGCTACAGCATTATTCATAAATAGAACGGATTTAGTAAGAAACACTATCATTAATGGTAATGTAGATACGGATTTATTCATACCCTCGATACGAGTGGCTCAAGAAACTCATATTTTACAGTATTGCGGTTCGGCATTATACGATCAAATTTCTAATAAAATACTTGTTAGTCAGTCGGCTAATCCTATCCCTGTAGATGCAGACACTACGGATTTACTATCTTTATTTTTGCAGCCAATGCTCATACACTACGCTATGACAGATTATCTACCATTTTGTAGTTTTTCTATTAAAAACGGTGGTCTATTTAAGACAACTAGCGAGACTGGAGCGGCTGTAAGTAAAGAAGAGGTAGACTATTTAGTGCAAAAACATTTAAGTAGCGCACAGTTTTACACTAGACGATTTATAGACTATATGAGTTATAATGCGTCGGCTAAGTTTCCTAAGTATTTTGAAAATAATAACGAGCAAATGCAGCCAGAAAAAAGCGCGGCTTTTACAGGGTGGGTTTTATAGTATGAAAAAAGAGTATAAAATAAAAATAAAAAACGTAAAAAAACTAGTTAGTTACTTACGTAAAGAAAATAAAAAACAAAATGGCAAATACAATTAATTGGGGTAAAATATATTGCTATATGTCTACTAACAATAGCTGGGGCGACGTATTTAATAAAAAGACAATAGAAAACTTCGCAGCGCCAGACTGTTTAGTAGGGCAAGTCGCTTGCGGCTCGTCTAGTAGTTTTATTGGTGGACAACAGTTTCCTACGTTTTTAAATATAA